ATGGATTTAATTGTATATACATCATTAAATGTATCATTATATTTATTTGAAGATGAAGATAAATTAAAACGTAAAATTAGAATACATGTAATATAAAATGTGTTAAATATCCAAATGTGTAAAATGAAAAAAAAATAGACTAATAGTATATAAATGTTATCTAATAAATATATCAAATATATCAAATTATCAAAACATAGTATAAAATACATTTTACTTGCAATATTATTAATTTGTTTAGGTATTTCTATCGTTTTATATTTTGGTCGTAATGTAAAACTTAATGAAGGATTAACTGATTCAAAATGTGAGTCTACAAATTGTGAAGCGTCTCGATTAAAAATATTTGTAGCATCATGGTGTGGACATTGTCAAGATTTTAAACCAATATATGAAGATGAATTACCAGCATTAATAAAATCCAAAAAATTAAATAGTGAATTAGAAATAATAGATTCTGATAAAAATCCAGAACTTATTACTAAATATGGTGTAAAAGGTTTTCCTACAATTATATTAGAGCTTGCAGATGGTACTAAAATCCCATACAATGATGGTCGTACAGCCAAATCAATTATTGCGTTTTTAGAAGAAAATGTCTATAAAAAGTCAGAAGATAAGTTAGTAATTGGTGCATAATTTTACAATATATTATGCTACCATTATATAATTTGATAAATGTATAAATTCATATATATATATATATATTTATCAAATGATATAATAACATATTGCGTTATATAATTATCATATCATATATTATAAAATGAATAAATTATTTACACTCACATTATTATCAATGAATGCATTTGGCATTCACGCTATCGGTTCATTTGAAGAATGGGTTGTCAAATTTAATATTAACATATTAGACCATGACCATAGAGAACATCTTATATCAAACTGGGAATCAAATCACAATTACATTAATCACATTAATAGTAAAAATCTATCATACACATTAGCTCATAATCATTTTTCTGGATTAAATTCACTTGAATTTAAAGAATTTCTTGGATTTGACAATGAGTATAAAACATCATATCCAAAACAAGACCTTACTGAATTAACAGTTCCATCATCAATTAATTGGGTTGAAAAAGGAGGTGTAACAAATGTTAAAGACCAAGGACAATGTGGTTCATGTTGGAGTTTCTCTACTACAGGTGCACTTGAAGGTGCATATTTTGCAAAATATGGAGAATTACCATCATTTTCTGAACAACAACTAGTTGATTGTGATACATATCGTAATGGTGGAAAAGACATGGGTTGCAATGGTGGATTAATGGATAATGCATTTTCATGGATTAATAAAAACGGCGGATTATGTACAGAGACTGAATATCCATATACATCTGGTGTTACTAAAACTGGAGGAACATGTCAAACTGATTGTCATTCTTATAAGAATAGTGCAGTCAAATCATTTGTAGATGTACAATCAAGTTCAGATAATTATATGATGGCAGCATTAGCACAACAAACTGTATCAATTGCAATTCAAGCAGACCAAAAGGATTTCCAATTATACAGTAGTGGAGTATTTACAGGAGAATGTGGAACTGGACTTGACCATGGAGTATTAGCTGTTGGATATGGTAATTTATCCGGAAATGATTATTATTTAATTAAAAATTCATGGAGTTCAACTTGGGGTGATAATGGATACATTAAATTAGGACGTGGACCACAATATAATAATGGCGATGGACAATGTGGAATGTTATTACAAGCAAGTTATCCAGTACTATAAACATGTATATGTATCAATATAATTAAAAATCAATCAAAACCATTTTTATTTACATCAGACGTTCAATTAAATGCTTATATATTATAATTGTTTAATAATGTAAAGCTGTATAAATTTAGCCCATTTAGCTTAGTGGTAGAGCATACCCCTTGTAAGGGTAAGGTCGACGGTTCAATTCCGTTAGTGGGCATATAACCATTATTACCTTGAGTGGCAATAATGGTTAAATCATGTGTTATAATTTATACATAATATGTATATATAATATACCCCAATTTACATGCATTCAATTATGCAAATATCTGCAAATGAAAAAATGCAATTGAAGAAACGAGTTTACCAATCATTCAAATCAAATAAACCAAATAACCAAGTTCAGTTATTTAAACGTGTTGAATCAAATAATCCAAATAAATCAATCAAATCAATCCAATCAATTATGAAATTTTCGTCAAATGAAAAAAAACAATCTGAAAGAATAGAATCAACAAATAATCAAGTTCAATCAACCAACCCAATTCAATTAATAAAACATATTCAACCTATAATTGCACAACAACCAAGCATTATTATAATTTTGCGCGGGCATGTACGAAATTCATTTGATGATAATAAATTATATGAATATTTATTATATTTAAACAATAAATACAAATTATATATATTTATACATACATGGAATATAAAATCGAATAATATAAGTTGGAGAGAGGTTGAAGAAAATAAATCTACAATTAACGAAGATATAATAATTAAGTATTTTAAAAATATTACCATACAAAAAATATTAATAGACGACGAACAAAATGTAAAATTAAGTGGCAACGTTGTAGGTTTAATAAAAACAACTTTGATGCCAATAAAAGGTTGGAAAAATATGTGGTATGGAATATATAAAATCATTAATTATATATTAAATAATATTAATGAATATAATTTAGATGCAAATTCATATGCACTAAATCTAAGATTTGATTATTTTATAAATTCAACAATTAACCAATTCAATGTTAATGATTTAGACGTCTTATATAATTTTGAGTCTAACAACATTTCATTTTTAAAAAATAAAGTTGGTGAATGTAATATGTATGGCGTAGATAATATTTATTTTGGAAAAATTTATAAGATGTATTATACAGCAAACTTATTTAATTCAAGTTTAGATTATATAATAGACTGTTTTGATGATATACACGCACAAGAACGCTTAGTGTATAATTTGCAAAAATATATAAATATATATTGCGATGATTTTATATGTGATAATGATTATATAAATTTAACAATTCAGTTTATTTTAGCAAAATTAAAAATAGATTATATTAAATCTGAATATAAACCAACAGAGTGTTATTTACATCCTTAAATAAGTGTCTGACCAACTTATATGTTAGATTAATAATTAAAGAAAATAGTATAATATTATCATATAGTTTATTGGATACTCAATCAATCGTATCAGAATATGACATTGATTATGTTAATGCTAACATAAAATGGTATACCGAATAAAACATAAAATATTATTTAACATGTACAAATGCTGGCATCCGGTCGTATAGTTGCACATCTAGGAATATTATAATTTCGATTCGAAATATATACATTGTCAAGCGAAATCGTTTCATACCAATCTGTAATATCACCCAATATTCTTAACGAAGACAATCTAGATAATACCTGTATAAACTCACATTTGGTAGGTTTATATGGAATCGATTCAATATTATAAATGTTAGTTATCCATCCATATGTTTCGGATAATGGAATTTGGAATAATGCAATTCCGTTATTAAATGACAATTCCAATAGTTTACTATTCAATGGGAATTTTAATATTATTCCACGGAGGCCACATGATTCACATTCCAATTCAACAAGGTTGTATAATTTCCCATAATTAAGATGTGTCAAATCTCCTGCAAATATACCAAGTGTGAATTTCAGATGTCCTCCATATGAGGTTCCAATATTGTTTAGAAATTTATCAGGTGCATTAAAAAACCATAACGATTTATCAGTTCCTCCATAATAATCAACATTTATTTTATTATCAGTTGCATAAATATAATGATTCATAAAAATGCCACGACTAAATCGTTCAAAAACGGGAATGTCTACAATTTGTTTATTACCAATTATTGTCCAGCCGTCCTGATTTAATAAGAAATCACTACATTGAATATTACCATACATATCTGCAATTGTTATGTTAGTTTCAATTGAATGGTGTATACCATTGTCTGCTATGTATGAAAAAGTATCAACTATTGAATTTGAACATGTGATTTTATTATTTAGACGTGAATAATATACGCGATTGTTCGAATCAATTACTTTTACATTTGAACTAAGTATAGCAATGCCTTGAATTGGATTATATCCATGATGACTATATGCATGTGACAATTGAAATAATGAACCATGTAATGGAAGGCGTGTAATAATGTATGATAATGGTCTACCTGTAAGTTCAATGCCACGTAATCGAATTATATTCCCTGCATTGTGATTTATATTAATTAATTGTACAAGAGCTACTGGAGCAATTGATGTAACTACTGAATATAATGAAAAATATAAGATTGATATTACCCCTAACATTGATATAATAAATAAATAACAATTATATTTATATTTATTTATATTGTATAAAAACTTACAAAAACAAAATATAACAAATGTATATATAGTACATTCTCAATGTTATTCAAATTATTTATAACAGATTTTGTATCCGAATATAAATGGATGTTTGCTTTATATATGATAATCGTAGTATTATTTTTTCCATTAGAGAGTATATTATTGCCATATATATACAGTAAACTATTTAATGCAATGGACACGCGTGGTGGAAATAATAGTATATTAAATATATTTAAAAATGTTAAGAATATGAATTTCATGGGTATAATCACAATATTAATAGGAGTGTGGGTGGTGATTACAATTGCATATGCAGGGAAACTGCACATTGAATCAATGTTATTTCCTGAATATTTAGAATATTTAAGAACTACTATTTATGAAAAATTATTATATTCACATGCAGATAAATATACAGACGTAGATTCAGGTGATTATTTAACCCGTGTATTAGAATATACAAGAACCAGTTCAGAATTATTAAAACATGTATTAACACGATTTATACCCGAATTAATAATAACATTGGCTATAATATTATATATGACAATTACAAATTCTAGAATTGGTTACATATTAATCATAGGTTTTATATTAATTCTGATCGTGCATTATATAATAGGCAAACGTTTATCTGATGTCACACGTGTGCGTGAAAATCATTTTAATGAGGTAATTGGAGGAGGATTACATGAACAATTAGACAATTTAATGAATATCTATATAAATAAGGATGTATCTGATAGTATATTAAGAAATAATTTGAATGAAGCAAAACAGAAAATGTATAATAAAAAACATATGGCATTGCAAGAACAACTTGTTATAATATGTGAATCGTTGATAGTTGTAACATATGGAGTAAGTATGTTAAACTTAGGAGAGGATGCAATAAAAGAGGTCTTAATATTAGGTCAATTTCTATCAAATACGATGAGATTAAATGCAGGAGTTGTATATATGATATTATCAAAGTTTGGTATACTAGAAGGTTCACGTAAGTACATGGAAGGATTATTAAAATACAAAACGGAAGGTACACTTAAAAATTCAATAACTGCAGGTAAAATCGAATTTGTGAATGTCTCATATTCATATGATAATAAAACGGTGTTAGATAATATATCGTTAACAATAGATGCAGGAAGTAAAATATGTTTAAAAGGACGTTCAGGAAGTGGAAAAACTACAATGATGAAATTATTACTAAGACTATACACTCCAACCTCAGGTTCAATAAAAATCGATGGAATCGATATAAAAGACATGGA